AAGTCGTCTACTCCAAGAATTGCCATCTCTGTTTACTCCTTACTGACCGGCAATCTCACTAAACTCAACACCAGTTCTTGTGGCGATGAAGTTCAATGTGATAAAGTTAATGGAACGAGCCGGCTGTACAAATATGTCAGCAACGAATCGGTTTGTATCGATAACCTGCGGTGTGTTGTTTGTGTCATCACAGATAACAGCAAAGTCGGTAATACCGCGGCGACCCTGAACGTCGCGCAAGAAAGGCTCGACCAAGTTACGGAACTGAGCTCGTGTGAACTCGTCGTTCAGCTCAAACAGCTGGAACTTAGCCGCAGTCGCAATTGCCTTTTCAAGAGCAATAAACAGCCTACGAACGTTGATGCGATCGAAAGCCGAAGGACGTGATAGCGCAGTCTTATCACCGAATAGAACCGTTCCTTGACCAGGAAACGAAACGATCGGATTGATACGAGCCTTGTACAGTGAATCACGCTCGTTCTTACGCGGATTAAACGCAAGTTTGGTCACGCCGCGAACCTGACCACGATTGAAGCCCGCCGGTGAAAACCAAGCATCGGCAACATTGTCGGTGAAGGCGCAAAGACCGGCAACGTCTCCGGCAGCGTTAATGAATCTAAATGTATCGTTGTACTTGTCGTAAGTGTATTCTGCCCCAGAATCAAATACCGCAAAGGAACTCGACGGCAACTGATCTGCCCACTCGATGACGTCAGTAACGGCGTCAACGTTGTTCACTGTACGCGAGATGGCAGGAGAAACAAACACAACTACATCACGGCGATTTTCCGCAATTGAAATAAGATTCGTTGCAAGAGTGACGTCGTCACCCTCTGGTGCGGGAACACCGATGATGAGATTTACATCGACCGTTTCGGCATCGTTAAAGAGCTCATATGCTGTCTGAAGATCACCAACCGAAGGATTGTTTGTTGTTCCATCTGACCCACCAGAAAGAACATAGTCAAGAACCGTATCAGTTGTTGTATACTCAAAACCGCTTGATGTTTCAACTAAGTTATCAGTATCACTTGTCTTAACACCTGACTCGGGTAAAGACGTATCAGCCGTACCAATCCAAACATACTCAGACTGACTGTTAATTACGTCAATGTAATAATTAGTTGTACCGTTTCCTTTCTTAGCATCAGGTGCCTGAGAGAGTCCAGAAAAAGCTTCAAGAACTTCTCCGGTAGTTCCAGAGATTTCGCCAGTTTCATCGACTACGACGATGTGAAGCTCGTCGTTTTCTACACCATGACCTTGGGCGTAGTCAGTAGTACTAGGAGCAAAGTCAAAAAGATCGGAAAACATTGATGATTGAAAGGAGACGGAGTTAGTAATTACATATACTCCGATTGAATTACCAAGATTTCCTGGATACTTAGCAATGAATTCATCACCACTAGTAAATGCCTGTGATTCAAAATCTTCTTCGTTCTTTACTAGAGTGCCGGATCCATCAGCGTTTGCGTTAAACTGACCACTTACTGACGAACGAACGACGCGAAGATCGTTCGCGTACTGCAAGAACTGCGCCGCCGGCATAAAGTATTTAAAAGTTGTATCGTTCGGCTCAAAGAAACGCTCTACCAACTGATTCTCTGATCCAACCTGAACAATCTGGTCGACGGGACCCCAGGCAAAGGCGCCTGCGATCGCACCGATCGATGTTGAAACGGCCGGAACAACATTGGTAAGATCGATCTCTTTGACTTCTACGCCTGGAGAGACCTGAAAAGCCATGTGCTTATTCCTCTTTATTCATTGAAACTTATATGTGGTATCATAATACGACTATCTTCATTGATAGTATTTATAAATAATGTGATTTCTCAGAAAAATGTTCCAAAATTGGTATCATCGCTCTGCGCCCAGACGTCTCCGTCGACGATTTCTATATTTTTATCGAGACCGTTGTCGATCTCACCGAACGGTAACATATCGTCTTCGATCATTCTCATTTGTTCCTCATACATCATCTTCTTTACATCGACGTCGGTATAGTCAACGAACAGTGGTGTACTTGTGAACCAACCGAATAGAACCAGATTCATTACCAGATCATCGTGATTCCCGTTCGAGGCTTCAAAAGATGATCCCTTTGCAACGAAAGTCGATAGCTCAAGGATTGTATTCGCATCACGAATTATAAGCTGACTTTGTTCGATAAGATCCTTCAGTGTCGACGTGCCGATGCGCTTGACTTTGCGTGTCATCGTCACACCGATCGACCCAGATTTGACCACAGACTCTACAAACACATTCTCGTACTCAAGTTCGTAGTACAGACCATTGCAGACAACCTGCCCCGCATCGTTTGATTCGACGACGACGTACGCCTCGTTATAGGTCTTTGCGTATTTGTAGATCACGTCGGGAAAAAGAAGAGGTGACATCATGTTATCACGAAAGACCGCAACCTGTCGAAACGGTTTGGTCGATACGTCAATGATATTGAACGTTGAGTAGTCTTGTCCACGACCCTTTGCAACGTCGACGAACATCATATAGTTGGACTCAGAGTTTGGCCTTTCGTATACCTTCACACCGTCTTGTTCGTAGATCGGATTTTCGGCCTGCAGACTTAAGAGTGTGTTACCAGAGATCAGCGTATTTCCTGATCCTATAAAATCTACATCATACTCCTGTTTGAACTGCAGTTCGGATGTATTCGCGATCGTCTCCTGTTTCCACTTCTCGTCACGACCCGGTACATCCCACCAGTTGACGGTAAACGGATAAAAGTTATTCGTCTTTTGAACCGCACCCTCCCAGAGTTTGTGAAAGACGTTACCGACTCCGTTGGGTGTCGATGTGATCACGATTTTCGTATCTTTACCGGATGAGATAACTGGATATGTAGATGTATAGAACTCAGAGTCGTTCTGAACAAATGCGAACTCATCGAGAAACAGTAGTGACACTGACATACCACGAATCGAGCTCGATGACGTAGACGATGAGATAATCTTTGAGTTGTTTGAGAACTCGATTGATGTTTTATTAAGAACCTTACAACCAGGCTGAAGAAAGAATGGAAGATTCTCCAGCATCAGAGTAATACGCCCGAGCATTTCTTTTGCAGTCGCACCCTTATTCGCAAGAATTGCGACGGTTTTTTCTGGGTAGAATATCGCGTACCACAAAAGATACGCGCAGGATGTGATCGATTTGCCTGACTGTCGACACGCCAGAACGATAGTGAATCGATTGTCGTTAAAGTGATTCACCATCTCCTTTTGATACGGATACAACTTAAAGGGCACGAGTCCGTCATCAAGAGAAATAACTTTCACGTAGTTCTCTGCGAAGTAGACCGGATCCTTAAGACACTTAGCGTACTCGTTGATCTCTTTTTGAGTCCACTGCTGTTCGACGCCATCTCTCTTTATATTCGCATTTCCAAGATAAGAAATCGGCGACTGATTCTGCATTCGCTGATCGCTCATTAGTCCTCGCTATGTTGATAATCGTCGTCGTCGCTGTCTTCTTGATCGATTACTTCGTTATCGGTGTTCTTCTGTTGATTCATTCGGTCGTGAAGCATTCTTTGAAGTTCAGTGGTTGAACCAACATAGACGTTATTCTGAGTCATGGAGTTCGGTAATTGAGGATTGTCGGTTAAACGAACCTCTTTCTTTTTCTTTTGCAGATCCATCAGACGATCCGCGATCTCTGCGTTCTGCTTCAGCATATTCGAGAGAACCTCAAATGCGCGAGGATGCTCCGATTCACGTGCAAGGTCGAGCATCAGATCGATCGCCTCATCGCCTTTTTCTGTCAGACTGTAGTATCGAGCGCGAGCGTAATCATAGTCGTCTTGAATCTCGTTTTCTTCATTACTCATGACAGTGTATTCCATATCGAATTGATATTAGTGACGGTAAAGTTCGCTCCCGACGATTGACCAGTTACGGTTTCTCCGGCCTCAAACAAACCATCCGGTACAGCCACAAGTATAGAATCAGCTCGTTCTTCGGATATCACAGCAGTCGTTCCGGATGTAGTTCCTATAATCGACTCTGATTCGATAAACGGACCATTTGAAACATTATTGGAAAACAGCTCAATCTGTTCGGGTGTTCGTGAATCAAAAGAAACATTGACCGTAAAGTCATCGTCCTCGTTAGCATCCGTTGGAGCAATTGTCACTTCTTGCGATGCGAGTGGAAGACCTGATGAAGTCATGTCAACATCGGAAATGTTTGTTTGCGTCGAACGAATCACCGACCCAGAATCTGACAACGGACCATAGTATTTAATACGAGTATCAAATGTAAGTGTGTAGATCAGAGAGCGACGAGACTCGAACTCACCCTCGTAGTCATCGGACAGATCGACACCCGTCAGAACAAATGGCATGTCCGACTTAAAGTTATTTTCTACCTCGTTAACCGTTACACTGTACTCAGGTTGAAAGAACGGAAGTATTTGTTCAAGAATCTGCAGAGCATCGTCGGTGTGCTTTGACATTATGCTAAGTTCAAACGACAGATTATATGTCGATGGATAGAACATCGTTCTTCTTGATGTCGAAGATGTTCCGGGCACGTTCAGTTTGGTGCCTCGAGTAAGGCGTGTCGACTCGTCGTAGCTAAGAGAGGTGATCTGAAACGACATGCGAGGCAGTTTAATCGCCAGTCGAGGGTCGCTGAGGTTTGCCTCCTGTCGAATACGTGCAAGAAACTTTTCTCGAGGGCCGTACGACAAGGGCACCTTGATCTGCTGGAGTGCATTACCCGATCCGTCACGCTTTACGACGGTCAGATTATTGAACAATGT